ACCATCACAGAGCAAACCGCTGAGAGTGATGGCGGCGTGATTGTCTACTCCCTGAAAGGCCCAATCTCATGAGCGCCTCTATTCAATCCCAAATCATTGCCGCCGCAGTGGCCGCGCTCAATACCTCCGGCGCGGCCATGGCCCCGGCCGTTACCGCGTACCGTTGCCGCGTTGAGGCGTTTGCGCCGGCCCAGCTCCCCGCGTGGAATGTCATTCCCGATGATGCGGAGAAGGACAAAGCCAACAGTTACTCCGGCGTTGACGCGTGGAGGCTCCGCTTTTGCGTGCGTTGCATGGTGTCGGCACAAAATACGGCAGACGCCGCCGCTGACCCGCTTTACTCCGCCGCCGTCAAAGCCATCCTTGCTGACCCAACCATGGGCGGCCTGGCCACGTTTGCTGAGGAGTTAACGCACAAGTGGGAGCGCGATGGCACGGCGGCAACTGACAACCTGGCGCTAGTCGTTACGTTTGAAACGCAATTCTCAACCCGCCGGGGTGATCCAACAGTAAGCGCCGCCTAAATTCGCGCGGAATCTCACTTATCCCGCATAACTGAGTTATAGGCACCACCGCCTCTCTGGCCTTTAAGGAGGGCCAAAAAAGCAATGACCGCACCCGCAGCAACACGCCTCACCGGCGACCTGGCACAAACATCCGTGGGCGTGACCGGGACGCAATCTCAAGTGCTTGGCCTCATGGAGTGGAACATTGACCGCAAGATGAAAGCGCTTGGCTCCACCACCACCGATGATGCCGGTGAGGAGTCATTCCTCCCATCATCCCGGAGCTGGACGGCCACCGCAAAGTACGCCTACATCGACAATGACACCAGCCAGGCCACCAACATCCTCAACAGCATGAGCAATGCCTCCGCCGCCGTACAGTGGAATTTCTTTCCTGATGCGGTGCTTGGCCGTGGCGCATGGAGCGGCAAGGCGTTTGTGACCGGATACAAAGTTGCCGGCGGCGTGGGCAAAGTGTTTGCTCTGGACGTAACGCTCCAGGGTTCTGGCCCGCTCGCCTTCAGCTATCAGCTCGCACCGGCCGCCGGTGTGGCTGAGGAGTAATTCAACCCAGCCCAGCCTTGTGGCCGGGTTGACGTGGGGCGGATTCTTTGGAGGGATTCCGCCCCGTCTTTCTTAATCCACTGTTTCTCCGAGGTATCTCCATGCATGACTCCCAGCGCATTCAAGGCATCCCACCCGACCCCCAACGCTTTTTTATCCCTGTTGAGTTAGACCGCCGGCGCGTGCTGGCCTTTGATAACAAGGCCACGTTTGTGGTGTACCAAAAGTACGGCGCGGGTTTTTGGCGTGAGCTGTATGAGGCGGACCCCAACGCCCCGGAGCCGGAGGAGAAAGGCAAGGGCCGCGCGTTCCGCATTCGTTCCCTGGATGCCCTGGAGTTTTTCCTCTGGGCCGGCCTCCAGCGGGATGCTGAGGCCGCCGGCGAAGTGCTCACGCTTGAGGATGTGGCCGCCATGATTCTGCCAACCACCATTGCGGATCTGGCCGGCGCGCTCCTGGTGGCCCTGGCCGCCACCCAGCGCCGCCCGGCAAAGAAAGCCGACACACCAAAAAACGCCTAAAGGGCCGGCGCAAACGCTCCGGCCCCAAAACCTCACAAGCCACAGCGGAGTGGGATTGGAATGCCGCGCAGCGGCTTGCCTTTGGCACCTTCCTGCTCACGCCGGAGCAATTCTGGGGGATAACCCCATCTGAGTGGAATCTCCGCCTTGACGGGCACGCTGAGGCCCTCCGGCTCCAGGAGCGCCGCATTGCTAAATGGATATCTCCGCTCCTCTCCGTGAGCGCCGGCAAAGTCATCACGGCCGCGCAATTGCTGGGTGAGGAAATTGCGGAGGACAATGAGAGTGAGGCCGCCCGCGCCAAGCGTGGAGAGCGGCAACTCAAAGCCATGATGCGCAAAATTGCAAAGCGAAATCAGAAAGGCAAACAATGCCCGGCATAACTATCCAGATCATGGGCGATGGAGCGGGGGCCGCTGAGGCCCTCCGCATCATTGAGGAGCGCATGCAGCAAACCGAAACCAAGGGCGCGCAAATGAGCGAAGTCTTGGCGGAGGCTGGGGAGCGCGTCCGTGGTGCCTTTGAAATGGTGGGCATTGGCATTGGCTTGACTGAAATTGCTGACCGCATGAAGGAGATGACGGCCGCCACCATGGAGGCCGCCGTACAGCTTGGCCACCTCTCTCAGCAAACCGGCATCTCCGTTGAAAATCTCTCCTCTCTCAAGTTTGCCGCCCAGGAAACCGGCGTTGACTTTGACGTGCTAACGCGCGGATTCAAGAAACTGGCCGTGAGTGTCTATGAGGCGGACGGCGGAAACGCCAAGGCCGCCAAGGGGTTTCAGCAACTGGGCATCTCCACCGCTGACCTCAAGGCCAAGGGCAATGACATGTACGCCGTGATGGACCTCATTGCTCAGAAATTCAGCCAGATGCCGGAGGGCATTGCCAAGAGTGACACCGCCGCCAAAATCTTTGGCGCGCGCATGGGCGCGGAGATGATCCCGGCATTGAATGCGCTGGGCGGCCAGATGGATGAGTTACAGGCCAAGGCCCGCGCGTTGGGAGTGGTGTGGGATGAGGACGGCATCAAACAAATGGAGGAGATGCACAAGCAAATAACTGACCTGAAAACCTCCTATCAGGGTTTGGCCATGACCCTCACCGCCGCTGTTGCGCCGGCACTCGAAAGAGTTGCGGAGTTGATGCAACGTGCCATGGGTATCAGCCCGGAGTCATTGCAGTCCGCCCGCGCCATGTCGGCGGGCAAGTCAATCCCTGATGTAATTGCCGGCTCCGGCGATCCCGCTGCAATCGCGCAATCCGCCGCCATGCACAAGGCCGCGCTTGAAAAGCAGTTGAGTGACGCCAAGCTCTCGCACGAACAGAAAGCGGCGTTGCAAAAGCAGTGGCATGAGGCGGACCTCCGCGAAAATCAGGCGTACTTTGTTCAACTGCAAGATCAGATCACCGCCGCGCATATTGACCTCGACAACGCGAACAAGGAATTGAAATCTGAGGGAATTCAAGGCCGGCAATCAACCCAGGATTGGGTTGACCACGCCCAGGGCCACCTTAAGAGCTTGTTGACTGAGCAAACCCGCGCCATGGACAGCATTGACGCCGCACAGCGCGGTGGTGGTGAGGGCAACACTGGTGGTTTAGGTGAGGACGGCATTGTCTACGGCAAATCACGTGCGCAAGCCAACGCGGAGTTGCGCTGGGAGCAAACGCGGCATCTCACTGAGGCCCTCTATGAGCAAGCTGAGGCCGCGCGCAAGGACAAAGTGGCCCTTGATGCAATTCAGGGTGAGGCCGCGTGGGAAAAGATTGGTAAGGACGCCCAGGCCACGGTTGACAAGGCATTCCAGGCCAAGCCTATCTCTGTGCGCCTTCAAACCACGGATGATGACCCGCTGGGGCCGGCAAAGAGGGATAACCCGCTGGGGCAAAGCGCCATCCACGAATCCGCCAAAACCGTGGGTGATTTTCTTGATAGATTCTCCCAGCAAGCCCTCCAGGGCAAAATCAATTTCAAGAGCCTGGTAGATTCGGCCATCATGGACATGGAGCGGTGGGCCATGAAAGTGATGGAGGAGAAAGCCCTCATACCGCTCCTCAATTCCCTGTTTGGCATGGGTGGCGGAGCCTCCAACATCCAGTTTGGTGCCGGCGGCAACGTGAGCACGGTCAACGGCGTCTCCACGGCCATGTTTATGGCCGGCGGAGGAGAGCTGGGCGGCAATGGAGACTGGGCCGTGGTGGGAGACGGCCCTCACGGTGAGATGGATAATGCTGAGATATTCGCGCCCAAAGGCCCTGGGAGCGTGTTGCCTCATGATGTGCTGGCCGGCATCGCCAAGGGCGGCGGCGGTGGTAATGGAGGAGCGCCCACGGTGCAAATCAACAACATCAACAACTCAAGCCAGCCCGTGCAAATGAAACAGGCCGGCGTGAGCTTTGACTCCGAGGCCAGGGCATTCATCATTCACACGGTGCTTGAGGACGCGGCCAGCGGTGGCCCGGTGGCCGGCATGCTGGGCGGATTCCAGCGCGGCTGATTCTTTAAGCTATTCTCTGTTGTGGCTCACCGGCCGCCGCCCAGGCCAGGGCCACAACCCAGCCAATCAACGTCCAACCCAGGAAAAAGTTAATTACGAACACGCCGCCGTTGCCCTTGATGTTGCGGGCAATCGCCACCCAGCACGGAAGAAAATAGAGCAGGATCAAACCGAGGATCAGAACAACGCCGCCCATAACTCACCTCAGACAAAAACCATAGCGCGAATTGGCGC